ATTTTCCGCTTCCTTCTCTTCCTCCAGGGCTTTCATAACTGGACGCTCAATCCCTTCCATATGATGGGAGTTGCAGGTATCCTGGGTGGCGCATTACTTTCTGCAATTCATGGTGTTACAGTAGAGAATACTCTGTATCAAGATGGCGAACAAGCAAATACTTTCAAGGCATTTGACTCAACTCAAGAAGAAGAAACCTATTCTATGGTTACAGCGAACCGTTTCTGGTCTCAGATCTTTGGTATTGCGTTTAGCAATAAGAGGTGGTTGCATTTCTTTATGCTGTTTGTTCCTGTTATGGGTCTCTGGACATCTTCCATCGGTATTATTGGTCTTGCTCTCAATCTTAGGGCTTACGATTTCGTTTCCCAAGAACTCAGAGCATCAGAAGACCCAGAGTTCGAGACGTTCTACACCAAGAACATTCTCTTGAATGAAGGTCTTCGTGCTTGGATGGCTCCAGTAGATCAACCACATGAGAACTTCGTGTTCCCAGAAGAAGTCTTGCCAAGAGGTAATGCTCTGTGATATATAATTGAGGTTGCTAGAAAAAAATGCTAAGAGACACAATTTTAGATGCATTATACTTAGATGCTCAAGGTAATATTGCTAAAGCAAAAGCAAATATAGAAGTATATCTACAACAACCAGTAGGTATTGGTGAACATCCTGATGTTCTTGGTGCTATTCAGGAGCAGGTTGATATTATTGCTCATGAAGAGGAAAGAGTTCAGGTATTAGAAAAACATTTTCTTAATTCTAAACCCTTTGTTGAAAACCTACCACCTGAACAACATGAACCACCACATGATCCATTAGGAATGGAACCTGTCCATTGACTTTGTAAATCAAATCAATTATAACTAGAGGGTATAACAACCCTCTTTTTTATGCTCAAGTATATTTTATCGGGATTTCTTCTGGGTGCTGCTCATGGAATGACCGTTCCAGTTAATGCTGAACCTACTAACGGGTATCATACTTACGACGCCATGGGATGTATGTTACTAAAGGAATGCACCGATGGAGTCAAAAAAATCACCAGCCTTCTGGATCTTTCTAGTGAGTATCCTGACCCTTACAAGTTTACTCCTGCTGCTAACGAGTTCAATAGGATGCTCTCCTCTCTCAGTAGGGTCGGAGTTAATGTGTTTCTAGCAGACTCAAAGTATTTTCCACCAGGACATCGGGGCGTTTACCATACTGTAGGAAATAATTTCTTTTTGAATAAAGATCATGTGGGTCGTCCTCATGTTCTTATGAGTGTGATGCGTCATGAGGGGTGGCATGCTGCTCAAGATTGTATGGCGGGTAGCATCAAGAATAAGATGATTGCTATTATCAAACCCGAAGAAGAGGTCCCTATGATTTGGCGTACACTAGCAGAGCGTACTTATCCTCCCCATGCAGTTCCTTGGGAAGCAGAAGCAACCTGGGCTGGTAAGACTGAGGGTATGACTGAGAAGGCACTTGCTGCTTGCGCCGATGGTAATATGTGGGAGGTTTATGAACCAACACCATTGACCAGGAAGTACCTTGAAGAATCTGGATACATACGTTAAAATAATCACGATGAGTTGAATCAACAATGAAAATTTTTCTAGACACTGCAGACACTGAACTGATTTCAAAATATTTTAGTACGGGACTGGTTGATGGAGTTACCACCAACCCTACACTCATCATGAAGAGTGGTCGCAATCCTGAAGATGTTTATCAAGAGATCAAAGATATTGGTGTCTCAGATATCAGTATGGAAGTCATGGGATCTGATCTTGAAATGTATGATGAGGGAGTTCGTCTCTACGAAAAGTTTGGCGATGTTGCTACCATCAAAGTCCCATGCACACGCGAGGGTCTGATCGTCTGTAAGCGTCTCTCCGAACAAGGTATCAAGGTGAACGTCACATTGATCTTCAGCGCCGCTCAGGCAGTCCTTGCAGCGAAGGCAGGGGCAACATATGTCTCACCCTTTGTAGGACGCCTTGACGACCAATCTGTGGCGGGTCTGGAGGTCGTCCGATCTATCTCTGAACTCTTCCGTATTCATGGGTGCAGGACTCAGGTCCTCTCTGCCTCTATCCGTAGTGTTCAACGTGCTGTCCGTTCATGGTATAATGGTGCGGAGATTGCAACGATGCCTCCTAGTGTTCTTGAGCAGATGTATGATCACATCCTGACCGACAAAGGCATGGAAATCTTTGAACGTGACGCAGCGAACATTAAAAACTGATATATAAATCAGCGAGGAAAAAACCATGGCTACTTACAACATCACTATTCGTACTCCTGATGGAGAAGAAACTTTTGAATGTGAAGATGATCAGTACATTCTTGACGCTGCTGAAGAGCAGGGTATCGATCTTCCTTATTCTTGCCGAGCAGGTGCTTGTTCTTCTTGCTGCGGCAAAGTTCTTGAGGGAGACGTTGATAACAGTGATCAAACATTCCTTGACGATGATCAACTGGAAGAAGGGTTCGCACTTCTATGTGTTACCTACCCAGAGTCTGATTGTCTGATTCTTTCTGAGCAAGAGGAGAATTTGTAATGGGAACTTTTATCATTTATTCTCGGGATGGTTGCCCTTACTGTACTAAAGTTGTTCAGTTGATGCAAAGGGCTGAGCAGAAACATGTTGTATACAAACTAGGTCGAGAGTTTCAACGTGATGATTTTTATGCAGAGTTTGGGAAAGGATCTACTTTCCCTCAAATTATTCTGGATGGAAAGAAACTCGGTGGGTGCATGGAAACTGCACAGTATCTGAGGGAGAACAAATTAGTCTAGTGGTAGTACAAATGGATGAAGAGATCTACGACATCGTAGAAAAAGCAGTTGACTATTCTTTTAATCACAAATTTCCTCTTAAAAATTTCTACACTTATTTGAAGCATAGGAAATACAAACGAAAAGAAGTTCAAGAATTTCTTGATAGTTCTACAGTAAAAAATATTGAGGGAACTGTTGGAGAATTAAAAGAGTATATCAAGGGGGGCAATAAAACTATCAGGGAAGCCTATGGTTTCATAGGAAAACCTGAAGCAAGAAAAGTCGTGACCTATCTTCAAAAAATTATTGATGACGCAAAGCAGTACCACTATGATCGAAGACCAGGAAGACGAAAGAAGCAATCTAAATAGTACAGATCTCGGCATCAATCGAGGATTTGAGTTGATGTTAAGGCAAGATAAAAGGGAGGAAGAACCAGAACCAAAAAAATTCCATGTAATTTTCGGTAAGGTTCTATCTCTCTTCAAACGAGAGATAGGCTTACACATTGAATTCTATTTTGATTATAAAAAGTAAGTATCTCTCGGGGGAGTAGAAAAATGTTAGCAGTAACCCTGACCATAGGAACATTGGTCTCAATCATGTTCTTTTTTGTAGGAGGTGTGGTAGGATGGCTCGCAAGAGAAAATCAATTCCATACTCAACCCGTCTATATGCATCCCGAAATGTTTGACGAGAATGGTAATGTATTACCAGATGAAATTTTAGCAGTACGATTTGAAAACGGTTATGACGAGCTCGACGAAGAAGAAGACGAAAGCGAATCTTGATTTGCCTCCAAACCCATTCGTGTTTGAAGTCTTGGACCTTGTAGATAAACAAAGGTCCAAGGCTAAAAAAATTGAGGTGCTTCAGAAATATCAATCCAACCATCTTAAGGCAGTATTCATCTGGAACTTTGATGATAGTGTTATCTCCCTTCTTCCAGAAGGAGAAGTACCTTATGGTAATCTTGTGGAAGATGGTACGTCTAAAGGAACCTTGAGTCAAAAGATTTCAAGTAGAACCAGAAGCGATAATATTGCATACAATGGAGCAGAAGAAGATTTAAGAGCACAAAAGTCTTCTATTGCAAATGAAGCAGATAAGTTTTATAATTTTATTCAGGGAGGTAATCCATCCCTGAATGCTATCAAACGAGAGTTAATGTTTATCAATATCCTTGAGGGTCTTCATCCGCGAGAGGCAGAAATTGTTGTGCTGATCAAAGACAAGAAGCTTGGAGAGCGGTATAAGATTACAAAGGCACTTGTGTCTGATGCATATTCAGATATTACATGGGGAGGTCGTAGTTGAAAATTAAAATGATCCATCAAGCGTGTGATCCCAGTCTATCTGAGGATCGCACTCTTCCAACTAATGCGTACTTGATAGAATATCTACAAGATGGAATCACTTGTTATGATATCGTCATGGCAAATAAACAAGCAGACATTTTTGATCACTATTGGGATCATTATCGTGCTGACTTTAAGAACATGACCCAGACTGAGGGTAGAATCAGTCCTAAACTGTGGGGTATCCAGGGGAAAGGAGGTAAAAAGAAATGAGTGGGTTTGGAAAGAAACAAGAAAAGAAATCTAAAACCAAAGTCATCAATGAAGATGAGTATGATAAGTTGGTGAAAAAATATAAGCGTATTAAAAAGTTTATGAATTCTCCATTGCATGAAGTGAAGCGTATTGATGGAAAGAAAACGATTGTAGAAGAGTTGATAGATGAATATGAGAATAGTCTAGATGATTATTATAAAAAGAATCCCGAACCTTCAGAAGAGGAAGAGTATGATGAACACCCTGCTCAAGAGCGTGTAGAATATCAAGCAGGACTCAATGAATTCCTTTATAAGAAAGGAAACTTTCATGAGTATAAAGATAATGGAAAGTCAGGGGGATTTGAATAACCGTTTCCAAAATCGGGCGAAAAAAATCCCGGCAATTTTTTCACGCGAAAGGTTTTTACAAAATGTATACTGTGATACAATATAGATTGACTATATAGTCTATGTGGTCTATAATAGACCTACGTTCATCCAAATGCTCAGTATACTACTGGCGCTCACCTTAGCCCATCATAATGACGGGTCGCCCTACGGGTGGCACATGAGTTGTGAAAGGTTCCTACAAAGAAGAGTTGAGATCCTTATGGACGACAACTTGGATCGGAGAACTAAGTATAACCTCATTGGTTATCTTAAGTCTAAGGTAGAGGGTCCATGTGGTATACTTGCAAGGACGCAAGTAAGTCGCGGAACGGAGCGTTCATCCCATGTTTGATTTGTTACTATACGCTTCTATGAACTGCGTCGATGCTAAGGATATAATCCGACGTGTCGAAGCAAGCAAGAGTGTAAGTCAAATCATTCAAGCTGAGGTTGTTCAGACCGTAAAGGAAGAAACACCTGAGTGTAACTGGGACGCAAACGACTGAAGGAACGGGATTAAAAACCCCTACTTTCAGGAGAAATCAAATGAACACACTTACTATCATCAAAAAGCAAATCGAGAAGCAGTCTGCCCTGCACGATGCACAAATTACTCACACTGCATATCGTGGTGTTAAGTATAACGCTAATCGTGTAGAGTCCAAAGAGACCCACGGCACCTTCTGCTATCGTGGTCGTACCTACACCAAGTGAGGCAATTATGGAAGCACTACAAATCACAGGCGTAATTTCCTTGGCATGTGTTGCTACTATGGCTCTATTGTACG